GTTGAAGATGATCACCTTTGATCATGAGTTGCATAGTGCAGTTAGGCTTGACAAGTCTAGTGGCGCTCCTGCTTTCTCAGACAAGAAGTCAGCGTTTGATGCTGATTTGAGTCGATCGAAAAGGATCGTCGAGGGAACGACGAAGCCACCTCCTTGTGTGGCCTATCATCGTGTTCAACACGGTGCTGAAGGTCCGAAGACCCGTTTAGTCTGGGGATACCCATTATCCATGACGTTGTTAGAGGCTCGATTTGCTCGTCCTTTAATCAACCGATTTCTCCAGATGAGGACGCCTATGGCGTTCGGGTTAGTCAAGCACCAACTGGGTGGTAGGGTGCTGGAGACTAGTAGAGATGGGGTTACCTACGCCATCGATTTCAGTAAGTATGATGCCACTATTCCCACAAGGATTCTGCGCACAGCTTTTGAGATCTTAGCTACGCACTTCGACTTTTCAGAGGAGGGCAAGGTTGTCTGGGATAGAATCATCAACTATTTCCAGCATACGCCAATCCTCATGCCAGATGGTAATGTTTACCAGAAGCATGTAGGCGTACCTTCAGGTAGCTACTTTACGCAAATGATCGACAGTCTGGCAAATTACATCGTCATTCAGTACATGGCGTTGTTGGTAGCCAAGGAGCCTGTAAATGATAGGCGCCTTAACGTACTCGGGGATGACTCCCTGTTTTCGTTGGCTCGTTGGGTTGACATCGAGAAGTTCGCAGAGATAGCCGGACGGCTCGGGATGTCCATCAATGTCCTTAAATCCGGTCGATACCGTGATGGCGAAGCACCTAGCTTCCTCGGGCATGAGTGGCATGCTGGTATTCCAGATAGACCGAGGTCTGAGATCGTCAAGAGGATCGTGTTTCCAGAGATGCCATGGCAAAAAGATCGGTCTTCAGCTGATTTTCGAGCTAGGGTTGAAGAGAGACTTATGGCTTACGTGGGTGATGCCGCGTGTGCTTGGAGTGTCGCTCTGTATTCAGGTCAGCTTGGTTGGTCTAATGACTTATCAGCGTATCAACTCCTACATCGAAGGTCCA